GAAGCTTCCTTCGCCTGAGAAGCTCCTTTTCACGCACGCGTCGCATGGCCGGTGACAGGCCCGTAAAGTAACGCTCGGGCCAACGCCTGGTGACCACGGTGTGACGCGGGCCTCTCATACTATTATGTCTGATAATAATAATAATGAACCTGAATAAAATCAGGAATTTCACAAAATCACTCAAGCCGAACTGGCCTCTGCCCGTGAAGTACATTGGGGGCGGGGCAAACGGTCGCGTCTTCGAGACGGACAACGGTCGTTACATCAAGTACGTGTTGAATTGGTCACCGCAAGAATGGCAAGCCCTCAAGAAACTTCAGGGAAATTTTAGATTTCCAAGAATTAAAAATGGAAATCACTTGAATATAAAAATTACAAACGCAAACCGCCAAAACATAGCGAATATTTTCAACATTAAGAAACTGACGAATGTCGGGAGGGGTATGACGGTCTTCATCATGGGCAAGGTGGGTGGTGGGCACGCAATGACACTCCATGCCTATTTGAGGAAATTTCCAGACGCAAATAGGGCCAGGGTACAGAACAGAGTCTTGAGCCTCATTGACTATATGCACTCAAAAGGAGTTTCGCACGGGAACCTACATTCTCTCAACATTCTGGTCACGGCGGATGCGGTGGGACGCCTGACGGGAATGTGGGTCATTGATTTCGGACGATCCAGGAATATTCCATTAGGAAAGAGCGAGCAAAATGTATTTAGTAAACTCAAAGTCTCTGAAAAGTTTGAAACTCCAAACATTAACGGGAAGACTGTAGCAAAGATCAATGTTCGAAACGGGTCTCGCATGAACCGTCACATGGCATCGGGTCACTACAAAAAGTCATACACGCAGCAAAGGACAAATACAGTCGCAAAGAAGCGTTTGGAAATTAATAAAGAAATGAAATCCTACAAGTCTCCGAAAAAAATCGTGAAACCAGTGCGTAAAACCAGAAGCCTCAGTCTGAAGAATGTGCGAGGAAACTGGGCTTCCAAAAAATTAGAGGAACGGCGTAAAACCATGCGGTGGTTGCATTATGTCCCGCGACCCGCGAGCCCCCGAGTTAGTCCGAAGCGTCCTTCATCAAAAAGCGTCTCTTGAGGTCGCCAATCTTAATTTTCTTGTACTCCTCGTACTTCATCAGAACCGCAAGGTTCGCACGGGCCTCTGGCGAATACTGCGCGTCTTGTGCAGTATTCGCTATGACATATTCAAGGGTCCGATCGTTAAAGGCGAACCCGTTCTTTGCGAGAGCATCAAAGAGGTCGTCCATGTGTAATTAAAATGCCAAGTAACTTTAAATGACTTCAAACAAGAAGTGGCAGAACTTTTTGCGCGATTTGCGGATAGCAGCCCGTCAGGGTCAAATAGAAGAGCTCAAGAAAAAGAAACGCAACGCGTCTCCGGCTCGTGCCGCGACCATCCAGCGAAAGATTAGTAGCCTTCAGCGTCACTCTCCTTTTTAAATTCTCTGTATATTTTAATGAAAAATTGTTGCAAGTCCGGCCCTAAGAACACACAATGCGTTCGCCGGTCGAACAAAAAGGTCTTCAGTCTTCCTCGAAAGTTCAGCAAAATGAACTGCCTTTTGAAAAAGATTGCCGGTTTCACTATGCGGGCGAGTTGTGCGCCCTACAAAAACTGCCGAAAGTCTTAACGGAACACCAACTCGTGAAGAGACTTGCGGTACAACTCGACCAGGTCGTCGTGTGCCCCCGGAGTGCCCTTGTACATATAGGAAGGGTCGAGGTTCTCCAGAATGACACGGTCCTGTTCGACGATCGCCTTGCCCATAATGATGAAGAGCTCGGAGGGAACCCCAAAGTTCTGTGAAAACCCAACAAACATCTTCGTCTCGGTATCTGAAACCGGACACAGAGTCACGTACGTCGTGAGAACCTTCCCACCATGAATGATGACGTCGGACCAGGTCGTGTAGGGCAAAATAAACTTGTGGACATTCTTGGTCGTGTCGAGCCCAAAGAGCTTGGTCGACATTCCATCCTTGTTGGGAACGTAATCAAAGGCGATCATATTTCCAAACTGAATTACATTCGTGGGCCTCTCAGAGTCGCTGCCGAAACCAAGGGGGTTCGCATGGACCCACGAGGCGTGGCACGGGTCGATGCCGTTCTCGATGATGAGTTGGGCGGACTGCTTGATGGTCGTCTCGAACCAGGCAGTGTTGAAGCCGGGCTCAGTCACATGGGGAACATCCGGAGGCTCGGAGCCCTGGAGGCCCACCGGGCGTACCCACAGGAGTCCATCCTTTTCCCAGGTGTTGAATTCATTCATAAAATTCTCGGAAATTCCTGACCAAGGCTGGGTCACGGATGTCTCGGTGTACTTCCAGCCGTGGTAAGGGCACTCGACGCATCCATCCCGGACCCGGCCGGTCGACAGGGACGCGCCGCGGTGCCGGCACACATCGGACTGAATGCGGGGCACGTAATTCTTGTCCCTCCAGACGACATAATTCTTGTTCCGCAGACTGACGCGTCTTGGATGTTGGCCGAGGGTCGTCGTACGGGTCACGGCGATCCAACCCTCCATACTTACTAAGCGAGACTATTCTTTAGACGAATACAGGGCGCCCGGCCATCATGAACCCTTCATCATCGTAGGATATACACTGACCCTCGGTCTCTTTCCCTTTGAAGAACGCGTGCCACCTAGACCTGGGTCCGTGAGACCATTCCTCGAACTCGGGATCGAACCTCATATCTGTCTTGATTTCCCACAAATAGTCGTTGTATCCCCAGACCTCCAAGTACAGGAGAGTCCTGGTTTGTGTAAAGTACTTGAAAACTACCTGCCTTGGCCGAAAGGGCGGTGGGGTCAAGGGAGGCAGAGGTCTCGGCTTGAAACCGAGTGCCCTCCTCGAGTCTATGTCACAAAAGGACGCGATATGCTCGAGGAGGTCAAAGGGAAGTTCTGACCAGATGGATGGGTCCATTGACTCTGTCGTACTTGAAGAGTTAGGCAGCCTCGTCCTTAAGCATCAATGCCATGGCGGCATAGTTGTGCAAGTCGATCAGCGTATCCCTGAGCTTTTCATCGTCGACCAGAACGACCCCACTTTTGGTGATCGATAGGGCCCGTTGGATCTTGTCTTCGATTCGCATAAGGACGCCGACGAGGCCATACTTGGCAAAGGCGTCCCCGTAATCTGCGTTTTTTCGCGTGAATAGCTCAAGGGCCTCCTGTTGGATAGACTTCAGTTGATCAACTCGGTTCATATACATTAAACGATACTAAGCTTTAATATCTAACCGAGCAGTTCCAGGGACGGTCTGGAACTGGCGGGTGAGGCTTGGGCTCGGGCGGCTGGACCGAGACGATCTCGAGCTGGCCCGAGAGGTCCGGGCGCTTCTCGTGGATGCACATAAACAGCTTGCAGGCATACTCGTACGTTGACGCGTGCCACGGAGCGAAGGCCTTGTCGGTCTTGTGGACGATGTTGTACATTGTGTTCGAGTCTGGAAGACTCACAGACTTGAGAGACTCTAAGGGTCACACGACACGAATTTTAACGCAGACATGCCGAAATCATTGTCCGGTTATTTCGAGTAAGCTTGTTCCCATGTGCCGCGACCGACGTAACACAATTTGACCTGTTGCTTTTTACACTTGTATTTGTGGTGCTTGGTATTCTACTTAGAACGGTTGCAGTCCTCTGTCCCATTTTCTTGAACATCCCTAGTCCGAAATCAATTACATAAAACTTCTTTATGCTGCCATCCTTGTTGAGCGTGACAAGAATGTTACTCGTATGAAAATTTCCGTGAATAACCCCGCTCGAATGCATCACGTGGATGATTCGGTTCAGTTCCCGTTGTTCGCGCGGCCCCCACTGACCCCCATTCTTTAAATATTTGAAAAGTTCGATTCCGTCAATCTTATTCATTACATATAAAGTTGCACTGTTTGCTCTCGGTTGATTTATAAACAGATTTAGCATGATTGATTTTCTCTGTCTCGCGTTATTAAATCGCACCACAGCCTTTTGATAGGCGCGCGGGACGAAACCTGATCGTTTGAGACGTTTGAGTGCATCGAATTCGAACGAGGCGTTTCCTGGAGTTATTTTGACTAGCCGTCCATTTGTGGTGGTGAATATCGCACCACTCTGACCACCTGTCATATATTTATTAAGTCTCGGGAATTTTAGTTTATGTGCATTCATCAAATTCTGGACGCGTTTCTTCCACCGGTTCTCTTGATTCATTATACTTAGCCGATAATTAATTCGAACGACACAAATTTTTATGTCCCGCTCTAGTAATGAACAACGTCCTGAAAGGGACAAACTATTACACGAACAGAAATCCAAACGGAACTATCAATATAATACACAGACCGACGAATTCATATGTGACTCTTTCCAACGGAGTTCGAGTGCGAATAGTAGATGGGGAGACACATAAGAAGAAAGGGAAAGGTATAGGGACAAATCTTCGGGCCCTTGCGACACTTTACGCAATTTTAAAGGGGAAAAATATAGTCCAAACTGGTTCAAACCGAGAAGGACGGTCGGTTATGCGTAAAGGGGGTCTCCCTATTCCGACATCGACCTATATTCTACGCCATAGGCTTGGATGGAAACCCAATGTTATTAACAATAATTCTATATTTAGAAAAGGAAATAACAACACGGCAGTCAGGAAAAGAGTAAATAATATTAAAAGAAACTAGTGCCCCGAAGTCTTGAAGAGCAGAAATGCCAGTGTGAACCCATTCGCGAAACCTATGAGCCAGCCCTGGTCAGTTCAACTCCCCGCATCCTTAACTAAATCAAGGGGACCGCAAAAGCCCACACAGGCGGTTCTAAGCCCGGAACTGCCGCAAAAAGGCATAGCACGCCTTCATAGAGCATTGGCGACAGAACACCGTGTGAAATTACACACATGGTAATTCCACCACCCAGAAAAGCTGTTCGAACCGCTATCTGTCCAAGGAGTCCCAGGGCTGACATATCTTACTCTTTTGAACGGCCCGAGTCTTTATGCCGCTGCCAAAAGAGCACGTGAAGGTCTTGTCTGTTCAGCAACTCTATGTGAGGCTCGAGAATGGGCTCTAGGCACTGCTGTTTGGGTATTAAACGACTATAACTTCTAAGCCTTCATCGGCGGTAGGCTCCTCGAACTTCTTGCGGTACAGGTACAGGGCGATGTTCGGCACGGGCTTTTCGCGCAACTTGTTCCGCTCCATCGAGACCTCGATCGGGGTCGCCACGTGGATGCATCGCACGGGCAGGTTGTGTCTCTTGGCAAAGGCAACATACTCCGCGCGCCGCGCCTTTGTCGCGTTCGTCGCGTCGAATATTATGGAGTAATTTCCAAGGCGTTTTTCAGCCTCGCGTATCATTTTCGGGGCCGTTTTGAGTTCGTCCCCGGAAATGACAGTCCCTCCAAGTCTCTGGGCAATGGTCGACTTTCCCGACCCTGGGAAGCCGACCATGATAATGACGCGCTGGCACATTGTTCGAGTCTGTAAGACTCATGCTCTCGAGGGACACTGGCAGGCACAGAACACGAATTTTAGCGCTTCGAGAGCGCCTTGGAGAGGTTCCGCTTGGCCTTATTTAGGTTCGCTCGAGCCGCGTTTGTCCGTCGAACAGATGCTGAATAGGCAGTCTGGGCCTTACGGGCTCGGTACGCCTTCTGGATGGTCTTGGCAGCCTTCAACCGTCGAGCATTTTCCTGTAGCCCGCGCTTCCTTTCAAGCCTTACGTAATAGGCATACAGCCTTTTCCATTCATTCTGGTCCGCTTTGGAAATTTTGTTTTTGTTCTGATGGAACGTCCTGTCAAGCCGATACATAGTCAAATATGGCAGCTTGTTGCGATACGGATCTTCAAGGAGGTCCCATCTAAACTCATTCAGGGCCTCTCGAAAACTTATTGGCATTTAATATTAAACAACAATTATTTCTAAACCTCATCTCGCATGTTGAGAAAGTGGTTCCTTGGATCATTCCTATTGAAAACGCTGTGAGCCTTGTTTGGGAACTCTGGGCCCGCGCAGACCACGTGATTCATATCATAGTTGTGGTGAATCCGGTGACGTCCCCGTGGGAGAGCCCCACCCCCGTTCCAGTGAACAAACGTGAAATGCTCACGGGCTTTCGGACCCTTGATAATTTCGTACATGCCTATCCTGATTCCAAGAGAGTTGCCCGGCCACACGGTGACCGCGTGTTTCTTGAAATCAAGAGGGGTTTTGGGGAGGCGCCCGGGGAGAACCCCAAGAGCCAGACGAGTATCGATATCGAGATTCCTGACGATCTCGCGCGCAAGGTCATCGGGGAGATTCTGCCAGATGGACTCCATGGCTTTTCGGGTGGGAGACGAGGGGCGCGCGGGACGCTGGCAGGCACACAACACGAATTTTACACGAACAAGCACCGCCCCTTGAGATCATACATCTTTTTCAACTCTTCATAATCCGATTCAAGACATATCTTACATAGTGATCTATATCCTCTGAAATATATAGGTGAATATTGAGAACGTTTGCAAATTACACAAGGAGTTTCTTGTTTCCAGTCTCTGGTTCGAGACTCGGCGTAAGGTTTCATTCGCGGGACATTATCTATCCACTCTTCTTTCATGGCTTTGCATCCAAGACATTCGCGCATAGAACTTCTTCTGACACATGTAAATAAATACATATCACCGAGACCATGTACATGTGGCTCGAACAACTCACGCGCTTCGAATTCAAACCAAGGTTCTGGGCGTGGTGTAGTGGTTGCATGCGTATTCTTAATTTCAAAAATCAGACGAGGTTTTCCTGAATTTATGACGGCAACATCTGCTACGTATTTTCCCAGAGGATCCCGGTATTCAATAACTACCTCGTCGCCATCTTGGTGTATAACGTCCGTATCATCGTGTCCAGAACCTCTACAACGATCATCACGACAACTCCATGATATAGATATTTTTGATTTATGTTTCAAAATTTCAGCCATTCTAAACTTGGCATCTTTGTGTATCTGACTCTCATTCGGATGCTCGTAATAGGCACACTCGCGTTTCGAATAGTGAGCAAAATGTGCCCTCCTAACTTCACCCTTTCGCAAAATAACACGCTGCTGACAATCTACACAGCTATATGTTCTATCCTTTGAAGCATTTACTGGACGACAATATTCACCGTTGGTGTCATCTATTGCACCAAGATCCATTACATTACATAGTCAGCTATTTCCTTAAGCACCGGCTCTTTGACCCACTGATATTCGATCGGGACTTTTGATGGCCAGATGTAGCCGTAGGACGCGTACGGCCCGACCTCGAACGAATAGAACGAGGGGTCTTTTCGGTTCAAAGAGGCCTGGTGCGACTTGATGAGGGGCTCCCATCCCCACCATGGAGGAAACCGCGGTGTTCGACAGTGCGGCAATTTCTGCATGGTGTTTTTGTAGCCTCGTGCGACCCATTCATTGATCATGACATTCGTGTACATCGCGAGCGCGCATGTGTATCCTTCCCAGGCCTTGGAGGCTGGGTGGTTCTTCCAGCCCTTGGTGATGCCACGGAGGGCCCGCCAGATCTGCCAAGCCTCGACGCGTTGCTTGCCGAGTCGGCGATAATCGAGCGACTTGGCGCATTCCTGGAGACTCGACGACGTGACGAAGGTGTTGACCATTTGTCCCAAGTGCGTAGCACTTGTCCCTGACGCGGACAAGACACAAAATTTTATTCACCCTTTATAACTAAGATGCAGTGTAAACATTGTGGGGAAAAGAGTTATATAAAGGGTCATTCTGGCGAGTATAAATGTTGTCACTGTAACATTATAAGCTATTTTGATACATTAAAACCAGACCTCTTCTGGACCTTATGCAAACCATGCAAATTCTGGGTCGGACATGAAAAGTACAAGACGTCTATTGAATGTCATAAATGTGGGGAAGTTCTTAATACATTACACATCAAGTCCTAGAAAGTCTCGAACATACTTGGGGGCGCCGTCGCAACACTGGTCGATGATCCACCCCTTCACCTCCTGACGGTCGACATGGTACTTGGCGAGGACATCAAAGACCGCCTCATTCCAGTGGTTCGACTCGCCCCGCCAGTAGCCATCGTGACCCTGAATGACCATCTCCAGAACCGAGAAACCCTCCTTGTCCTTGGCATCCACGTACGCGCCATTATTCAGAAACATCTCAATGACGTGCGGGTCGCGCCACTCGGCCTGCAAGAGCAAGCCGGCCGTATTCACCTCGGGGCTCTGAACCCCAAAGAGAGTTTCGAGACTCACATCGGACTCAGCGTAGACGTTTATGAGAGCCTGTGCGATCTGGTCGGCCACAGAGGGCTGGGCCATCTCTGTGTAGTGCCGAGCCTCTTCGAAAATGAGAAACTCGCGCCTCTCGACCAGCTCGCGCGCCTTCTTGTTCAGATTCGCGATCTCCTCGGTGATCTTAGCCTTCTTCTCAGCGTAGGAAGCCATGGTCTTTGAGTCTGTAAGACTCGTGCTCTTGAGGGCCTTGGCACGTGTAGGACACGAATTTTATCAATACAGTTTGAAAGGAACTTAAAGAAGTGGTTCGAAGTTGTAGTAGAACACAATGGAAACTGCTCTTGATACTATTCGTTTTACTATTCGTAAGATGGAGACTGACCTTGCTAAGCTGAGAGAGGCTGAGAAGGCGCTTTCTGTAGTGGCTTCGATGCCAGACCAAGTGGTGCAGACCCCTTCGCAACAGGGGACTGTAGAAACCACCTTACAGAAAACTGGAGGATTCTCGTGCTGGAATTCAGTACGAGAGGACTTTGTCAACAACAATGTTTCATGGGAAATACTTCAGGCACAGCACCGCGCTCAAGCCAGGGGTATCAATGAACTTCGTCGTCAATGGTTCGAAGAAGTATCTCCCCGTTTGAATGTCAGTTCTTTCAGAAAACTACCAGAATCTGTGAAGAAGGAATGGTACGAACGTTCTGGACTCACGCCATTTCTGGCTCAACGCAGCTACACTGTACCAATTGTTCATAATGTTGCGTGATGAGCGAATTTTTATACCCGCCCTCATCAGGATGACGTGCGGAGAGGGCGCGCTCCAGACGAGAGGGACCTGTTGGTTCTTCTCAATCATCAACGGCTTCCTGCTCTCTGACGCAGGTCAGAAGATTCTGTTCGATCATCTCGAGAAGTTTTACAAAGGCCTGTCACCGTCCGAAAAAGCCCAGTTCGATGATGGTGTTCCTGCGCCATGCGTCAAGTCTCTGTTGAAGGCCAAGCGCATATACTTTTACAAGTTCCTGGATCAATATTTGTGCTTCAGGTCAGGGCCTCGGAGCATTTCACTCAAGGCTGGAAAGTCGGCCAACATCCTCGGAGGTGCGAGCCTTGCCGGGACCCTCGCGAAACAGAACGCTGGTGGGAAGGGTGCATTTCCACAGGACGAACTCCCGAAGATTCTCAAACACCTGGGAATTACGGACTACATAATGACCAATCGATACGCACATATTCCAATTGCGGATGCTCGGAAGCGCCCTCATTTTTTGGTCGCGGTGTCTGATAAAGTATTTCAAACATCTGTTGTTCCTAAATTCAGACCCAAGACGTACTCGAAGATGTGTTGCTCAATTACGATCGGAAATTCAAACGCCTCGAACAAAGAGCAACACAAGTGGCACGCGATCACGGGCTACACGTGCAACGGGAAGGGATACCTGTTCGACTCGAACCAGAGGAAGAATTTCCCATGCGACTGGTGGGTCTGGAATGATCTCAAAAGGGTGGTCGATAATGAGGTCGCCCGACACTACGACTTTTTCGCGGGTGGGCAGATTAATTATATGAGCTACAATTTTGTCATCTTTTCCAGGAATGATTACATAGAATCCATCAAGCCCGTGTGCCGCCTCAAGTACAAGAAGACCGAGACTCCAAGAGGTATTTATATGCGAGTTTCAAATAATAAATTCAACAAATACCTGAAAAACGGGACCTGGAATTATCTCAAACCAGCACAGCTCGCGGCTATCAAGAGGGCTCGCGCGCGTGAAAAGACCAAGCCGGCGACTCCAATCATCAACATGAATACATATAATGATATTCTAGCGTCTTCAAACTCCAAGAATAATGCTCTGCAAAAAATGAGAAATCTTGAACAAACTGGATACAGAACAAACTTTACACTTTTAGCTAATTTTTATAAAAAATTGAACGCCAAATACAATACAAGAAGCCCCGAGAATGCGTTTACTCTAGCAAGGAGAGTGATGTCAACTGCGCGACCCACCAAAGCTGAAAGGGCGCGCTATTATTCATTGTATTGGAAAACTGTCCTTCCCCACGAACGCAAGGTCCTTGCGCACTTCAGGGACCACGGGGTATGGCACGCCCGAAACTATTTCAAAAAGGATTCGCCGTCCGTCAAGCCGCCGATCAAGCGCAAGCCCAAACCCAAGAGCCCGAGCCCAAAACCGAACAGCCCCGCGACCGAGCGACGCAAGGAGGTCTTGGCGCAATTCAAACCCTTCTGGAACGCTACGAATTCGAATAATCACAAGACTATTCGGAATTATATAGAGGCCCACAAGTCTCCCGTCCGCAAGGCGACCAGTGCCAATAGAGCCGTTTGGAACAAGTACAAGAGTGCCCTCGATAATATCAATGCGCTCAAGACTGCCAAGGCTCGTGCGGAATGGCTCAAGGCCAAGAAGCTCAACTTCAAGAAAGATGAGCTCGTGACCCTTCGGAACTATGTCAAGGGCAAGAACCAGGCAAACAGGAACCGTCGGGCGGCAAAGAAGGCTTCCTAATGACCCCACCGTCGACCATAAGTTCCTTGATCTTTCGGTACATTTTGCCACGGGAAGCGAATAGGGTTCCCGGGGGTGCATAGGCTCGCTCGCGCCATATTCTCTGAGCCGCTATTATTTTATCCTCTTCCCGAAAAATAGTCCCGTCGGGAAGAAGATAGACATTTGTACATTTTTCATTGAGTTTTCGTCTCTTTTCTGAGAGTCCCAGAAAGTCTTTGCTCCAGTATCCATCCATGATGACTCTGTGTGGCATAGGTTACCTAAGCTCAAAAGTTTTATCTGATTAAGTCAATGGACGAGTGTCCAATTTGTTTAGAACCTCTCACAGGCACGCTCGCGACCCTTGGATGTTGCCACAAAGTTTTGCACATTGAATGTTTAATAAAATGTATGAAACAGAAACTCTCGTGTCCCATGTGTCGGACGGCTCACGAGAGCCTCAGGGTCGTCCAGGATACCCAAACGAACGTCTTTGTGGGTATTCCAGACCGCAACCGCAAGTTCTATAGAGACTGTTTCGCCGGAACTATATTCACCTCGGTGGTGGGTATTTCGTTGTCCGGGTATTACTTTTAAGAATCTTCTTGACGACCGGCAAAATATGCATCAAGGAACGGTTCAAGGCGTAAGCCCCGCTTTGTCAGTTCAATGATACCATCACCGGTCGTTCCTATATCCATAAAAGGATCAAAATTATTTTCGGTCAATATTTCCCAACGTTGTTTATATCGCCTATTTTCTAAACTTCCGTGCCATTGATGTACAATAGTCCCCGGAATGTATCCCAGAGTGAGCCCCTTGACGCGACTCTGGAATTCTTCGAGCATTGCCTTGTAATGTGTATGTATATTTCCAGGGGCGCTTTTGAGTACCTGCCCAATCATCGCCATGGCCATGTGACGATCGGCCGACCCGAGGATGGCCCAGTCTATCAGAGCCCCTATCCGGTTATAGAACCGGCGGGTGCATGCCCACGCATACCCCGGATGCCAGTCGTCGTATTTTATGCCCGGACTCTTTTTCTCGATCGTTTGAGCCTTGAACGCGAATGATGTGTCCGTCTTGAGCGCATCCCCGACCGGGCCGAGGTTTACGGCCGACTGCCACATTTGAACGAGATCACACTTCTTCAACTCATGGAGTGTATCGGCGACCCAGTTCTTGTTCATAAAGACAATGTCCGCATCGATCCACGCCATATATTTCCAGTCTTTCGGGAGAGCCTCGACCCCCTTGTTGATGAGATTCTCCTTGATCCATACTCGATTATGAGCCTTCAATCGAAGATGGGAATGGACACGCATCTTTCCCAGAGGCGCAGGTCCTATGGCCTCGACTATTACAATTTTAATGTTTTTAATTTTCAAAATTTCATTCACAAAATTAATGAATAATTCTTTCCGGGTCTTGAATCCGCAAAAATTAAAGTAAGGGAGGATGACCCATAATGTTTTTGTCCTGAAACAATCCATCTGTAATTCTCATCCAAAATTATTTATGAGACCCCTCCTCTCCACGTATTCATGGATAGTCTGTGGAGGATTCTCCAGAACCCATGTATAAACTTCTTTTGGATTTGTTCCATGAAATTTTAAGAAAATTATATAAAAAATTATAATTGCCATGGTTCCATAAATTTCGATGGGATCATTTCTAGAAATTATTAATGGAATTAAATGAGTAAAAAATATAAATAATGCGACAGGCTTTGGGGAGTCGTATGAAAGTCCCAAAAATAGAATGGTTCCAACCATGCTGATGGTCAATGCGAGAAATGGAGATATTGGGGATAATTTCATCATCCACAATGCCCAAAATATCCATGTCCAGTAGGAAAATATTTTATACCACTCCATTAGTATGAGCTGCCCTTATAAATCAATCTTCGGTGATCCGAAGACTGGAGCGCATTCCATGCGCATCCCGGGTCTGGATATTGCGGTCGTTGATACGACCCTGACCTTTGTGGGCGCGTGGGCTATTCAGCGCGTGTGGTTTCCAGGAGTTGCCTATTGGAAGGTGTTTCTGGTGTTTTTTCTAATTGGTGAGCTTATGCATTACCTGTTTTGTGTAAAGACCCGTGTTTTAGAATATGCCGGAGTTCTGTGATGCTCGAGACCTGGGGACACCACTGACGAGTGTCCTTTGCGTCTTCACTGAAATGAATAGGTTTCCAGTTTTTGCGGTCTCGGATGGCTCCGAGGTTTTTGAGCGAGTCGTCGACAAATGTCACAATTTTGTCATCAAAACCGTTGTACGCATTCCATTCGGGTTTGTACTGAACCGACTTGCATTTGACCAGGTCGCTTATAGACAGAGCCGTCGGCCAAAGCCATTCGACCGGGGCGTTCGAAAAGAGAGTGACGTCCCATCCGTCGTTTATAATTTCATGAATTATTTTTGCATCTTTTTGAAAATCTGATCCTTCAAGAACGTCGGCCAGGTGGGTCATGAGGCTCTTGTCATAGACGTGTGAGTTGTAATCTGATGCGTCTACTTTAAAGCCAATCTCGAGCCCCCGGGCGGTGTGCCCATAGACCAAGCTCATGATGTGGTTCACATCGGCCGGATCTTGGCAGTCTGGTATTTTATGCCGAACGTAGCGGGTCGCGTTGTGTTTCACGTGCGCCATCAAGAGGCGGTCACGGACGACGACCCCATCACAGTCCAGAAGGAGATTCATATCTATTAAAGCTCTGAGACTTTTATCTATAAACAATGGCCACCTTCCAGGCAGTTGCTTGGGACGGTGGCGATATAGAAGAACGATACACGGTTCGAGTTTTCGGCCGGACCGAGGATGGCCGTTCTGTTTCCCTCGGTACGACTTTTGAACCTTTTTGTTACGTGAAACCGCCTGTCGGCAAGGTGTCCGGCGTGCTGTCTTTTGTTCGAACAAAATGTGCGTCGGTAGAGGCTCGCAAGTCGGTCGATCTCTGGGGTTTTCGAAACGGCACGCTCGAGGACTTTCTGCTGGTCCGTTTCAAGTCGCACAAGGGTCTTCGCAACTTTGCCTGGTGCATTGAGAACCGAAAATGGCCCGAGCTGTACGGATGCACCGTACACGAGTCGAACATTGATCCGGTCCTGCGGTTTATGCATGTCACTGGGGTTGCATCGACCGGCTGGCTCGAGTCTGGGACGTGCGAGATGGACCCCGAGACGACGTGCGACTTGAACCTCTGGCAGGCTCGGTGGCAAAACATTCGACCGGTCGCCCGTGACGATATCGCGCCCCTCAAGGTGATGTCGTTCGATATTGAGTGTTATTCGAGTACCGGGGCATTTCCAAACCCAAACAACCCGGCCGACGTCATTTTCCAGATAGGTATGACGACTCGAACATTCGGGACGGATACTGTCGAGAAGAAATGTCTGTGCCTCAAAGAGACTGCCGGGTACGACTCGTACAAGACCGAGCGCGATTTGCTCATGGCTTTCGAGAATTACCTCATCAAGACAGACCCGGACATTATTACCGGGTGGAACATCTTCGGCTTTGACCTCGAGTATCTCATCGTTCGATCGAACCGTCTCGGAATTGATCCAGTCTGGGGACGCGTCAAAGATTCAGTCGCCGAGCTGACGGTCAAGATGCTGAGTTCGAGCGCGCTCGGCAACAACGAGCTCAAGATGGTTCCTATGAAGGGCCGTTACGTCTTTGATCTCTTTCAGGATGTCAAGCGCGAGCACAAGCTCGAGTCCTATTCACTGAACAACGTCTCGAAGCATTTTCTCAAAGATCAGAAAAACGACATGCCGGTCAAAGAGATTTTCAGCCGTTTTGTGGAGGGCGACCCCGTGAGGCTCGGAGAGGTTGCCGACTACTGTATCCAAGACACGGTCCTTCCGCACAAACTCATGGACAAGTTGTGCCAACTGCAAAACCAGATTGAGATGGCCAAGGCCTGTTGGGTTCCTTTGAGTTTTCTGAGCGAAAGGGGTCAGCAAATCAAGGTGTTTAGTCAGATGGCCTACAAGGCTCGGCAGTTGAATTTTATTATTCCGACATTCAAGAAGAGCGGGCTGCCATCGAACGACGAAGGCTACGAGGGTGCCACCGTACTCGATGCACAAGCCGGGGCGTACTACAACCCCATCACGGCGCTCGATTTTGCGAGTCTGTACCCGAGCATCATGTGCGCGCACAACCTGTGTTATTCGACCCTGGTCATGGATCCCAAGTACGACAACTTGCCCGGCGTGACCTATGAGCAATTCGGGCCGCACAGGTTCGCCCAGACCTCGGGGGAGAAACCTGTGGTTTCTCTCCTGCCGACCATCCTGACAGACCTGAAAGCGTTTCGTAAAAAGGCCAAGAAGCTCATGGCCGCCGCAGAAGGGACGCCTATGGAGGCGGTCTACAACGGTCAGCAACTTGCCTACAAGGTTTCTATGAATTCCATGTACGGTTTTACGGGCGCCTCGAAGGGCATGCTCCCGCTCGTCGCCATTGCGAGCACGGTGACTATGCGAGGCCGCCAGATGATTGAGGAGACCAAGAACTATGTCGAGGCGAATTTCCCGGGTGCCAAGGTTCGGTACGGTGACACGGACTCAGTCATGGTCGAATTCGACGTGCAGGGTCGCAAGGGCCAGGATGCCATCGACTACTCGTGGGAGCAGGGTGAGCTGGCCGCGGAGCAATGCACGAAGCTGTTCAAGGCTCCGAACGACCTGGAGCTCGAGAAGGTCTATTGTCCGTACTTTTTGTACAGCAAGAAGCGGTATGCCGCGAAGATGTACGAAAAGGCAAAGGATGGAACTGTTAAATTCAAAAAGATTGACGTCAAGGGTCTGCAGGTCGTGAGGCGGGACAGTTGCCCGTATGTTCGAGAGACGCTCAAGACGCTCCTGGATATGATTCTCGACTCGAACGACCCGCGGCCGGTGATCGAGGCGGCTCGGGAAGCTGCCCGGAACCTGATGCAGGGGAAGGTTCCGATGGAGAAGCTTCTCTTGAGCAAACAGCTCGCGTCCGACTACAAGGTGAAGATGGCACACGTCGAGGTTCGAGACAAGATGCGTGCGCGCGAGCCCGGTTCGGAGCCTCAGCAGGGCGACCGGGTCTCTTTTCTGATTGTCCAGGGTCCGGGCAAAATGTATGAAAAGGCTGAAGATCCCGCGTGGGTCCGGGAGAAGAACGTGCCCATCGACTACCAGTACTATTTCACGAATCAGATGAAGAAGCCCATCCAGGACCTGCTCGAGCCGTTGATACCTCCATCGACTATATTCAACAAGAAATTCATGGTCAAGACGGAGAGCACGGTCGAGATGGATGCGCGCAAGGCGTTTCTGGCTCGCTTCGCCCGATCAGCCTCTTAAGGTTTTCTAACATTAGAGTAGTATGGAGATTTCTCTGGATGAGATTTTTCAAAAATTCAATGACAAAATTGCCAAGATGCAATGTTCTATGAAGGAGATTATTGAGGAGGAGGTCAGTCGACGGGTCAACCTCCGGAGTATTTCAATTGTCGAGACCATGTCAAAGACTTATGGAATTCCAGTCGAGTCTCTCATGAGGGATTTGGCTCTTGTCGAGGATCACTTTTGCAAGGGGATCAACGGTCAGAAGGTTCGTTGTCTCAAAAAACCCAAAGAGAATGGGTATTGCGGTTTTCACCAGAAGCAAGTTCCGGTTCCAAAGCCAAAGGACCCCATTCAGCGAGTTCCGGCGCCATGGGAAGAGACTTAAGGCTTAGACTCTATGAATTAGTAATGAGCAAATCTGCAGTCCTGTTGTCGAGTCTCACAAAGTTTTTTGAAATTCCTGAAAATAGAAATCATTTAAACGATATCCTGAATCACCGAAACGGGGTATCGCTTCGGCGGATCGAATGGTTCGTGACCAATTATTCAAAGAATAAGCACGTGACATATATCGGCCCGAACGGTAAGATGTTCACGGTTCATGTTGCGTACAAGTCGAGTCTCGACGGGTACTCCAAAAAGCTCTTCGACCCCTTTTGTCGCACGGATCGCATCGAATTTGACGGTCTCATAACGACTGTTGCTCAGCTCAACTTTCTCAAGTGGGTCATACAAAACGGTATCGTAGATCACATGATTAAGACCCAAAAGGAAGTCCCGCAAACCCTCCCCGAAATTGAAGAAAATTGTACCCATAATAAAATACATACAAATTGTACCCCTGAGTCACCTGCGCACTGTATGTAGGGTTGAATGTAAGCGTCATCGTCGTCGTCTGAGAATTAAGTTTTGAAAAATTAAGATAACCTCCTTGGTTATACTCTTTTGGTGTCAATCCAAACGAGTATGAGTATATATTTTTTGAAGGAATAGACAAGAAATGCTGAAAAGGTTGATTGAACCCGAAATAAAGACCTCCCGGAAGGACACTCGTCACGTCTGTGTTACTGAGAGTGATCTTTGCGGACGTAATGACGTCGATAAAGTTTGTGTTTCCGGACGGGAACTGCATAGGGACGGCCGAGTGGATGTACTGGGTCGTGTAGCCATAGTTGTATCGTGAGTCGTAGTAGAGTCCGTCTGTGACGCGTTCATAGTTTTTGTTTCGAAAGAACCACATCAACGTCTGGACAGGGAAGGCGGCCGTCAGGTTAATTATTGGCTGGTTGCTCGTGAAGGTCAGGGTCGCATCCTTCTTTACCGTATTGACTATGTAGCGCAAAGGTGTGCTCTTGTAGTACAATCGTTCTTTCTTTTCAAGCAGTATTTCTTCAGTGATAATTACAGGGTTTGAGATGTCGGCCGTCCCGGACGTGTCGCTCGTCCACCACTGGTATGGTTGAAATGTGAAACGTATGTATATAAGTTGATTTGACATTGCACAAATTGGAAAGTATGGCTTCCGAAGGCGCTCGCGCCCAGAGTTGTTGTTCGAGTGTCTCCTGCAGAAGAAAAACTCGAGAGGTATGATTACTTCATTATTTACACCGGCCATTGCGGCATTCATAGCATATTGCTCGTCTGCATCTAAGAGCATCTGGTCACGGATAATGTACCAATCGTCGTAGAGCGTCTCGACGATTGTCTCATTCACAAGAAAGTCAACCTGTTTGATGATCGACCGACCAATGTTCGGTGCGAGAGGAATTCCCGAAGGTATCTTGACCTTGAGATACATGTTTGAAAAAAGATCTCCCAATTGGTTTGGATAAAGTATCACGGTCGACACTGTCCCTTGATACGTCGGGCTCGGTCCGGGCAAAGGAATGACTCTATTGAACATGACTGCATTTGTGTGCTGTTTAAAGGTTGGGTTCCACTGAGATGCTTTTGGATCTTTGCTAATAAGAAATTCATCTTGAGGACCCTTTGCAAAGAGTGCGAGGATAGCACCCGAACTGAACCCACGTTTTTTAATTTCTGTAAAATCTTCGGGCTCTGAGGAAGTTTTTATATCCTTGTTCAAATCTCTAAATTTTGTATATTTTCCAAGAATAATATGTGGATTAATATTTACTACCGGAAAGTTATTGGATGTCGTTGTAAAAAACGAAGGTTTGAATTTTTCTGCATAAGTCGGAGATGTGAATTTTGCCGTAACATATGTAATTGTGGAGTTGTTCTGAATGTCTTCATTCGACGTTATCACGGCGCCTGTGCGAAAGATTGGGAAACCCTGACTTGTTTTTCCTCCGTAAATGTTTTTTCCAAAACTTTTTACCGTAAATGTTCCCGTGAGAGGCGTCAGATCCGTCACAATCCAACCAGGCTGTATGGTTGGAGCGTTTCCTAAAAAGAAATATTCTATGAGTTTTTCTTTGACCGTATAGTAGCCTGCTACAGAATACGAAATAGGGTCGACCGAAAATTTAATGGTATTCGGTGGATAAAGAACCGCTGCCGACACTTCAGTGTAGTCTATATACTGTTTCGTATCAGACTGAAATTTAAAAGACCAGTTGTAAGGCTCTGATACGAGGGAAGAAACGTTTGCGGTCCCTGGATTGCCATCGGAGCTCAGTGTTTGGACTTGGCCTATGACTCCTGTCATGTTCAAAACGGCCCAGTAAGCGCCTGGAAGTATCGCCGGAGCAGGCGACGTCGCGTAGAATGTCGCTTCTTGAGGCCCTGTCGGTTTATAAAATCCAGTCACGTCGATTGGTTTCAGAGGGCCTAACGGTGCCGACGTGGAAGCCGACGTGGAAGTTTGGGGCGTTGGGGGCGGCAGTGGCTTCGGCGCGGCACGAGTCTCTGGTCTTGGCATGATTCCTATTAATTCAAGAAAGTCTTCGACTGAATTTTGAACAAAATGTGCGACCCGAATGACTTCCATCTACATTTCGTCCAGATTTTTCTCCCACATCTGAACCACGGTCGTCGCCTTGATCAACTCGCGCTCCTTTGTGCGGGTCTCGCAGAGGGCCCGGAGTTTCTCCACCTCCTCCTGTGTGTACTGGTACGTCTTGATATCCAAGAGCTTTGGCCAGTTATTTTCGCTGAACAACTCCTCTCGGAGCTGCCTCTCAACCTCAGAGCGCGGCACGTTGAAGACTTGTATCCTCCTGGAGATTGCCACGGCATAGATGAACCGGGCCTTCTCGGTCAGCCATTGAATCTCGGCATCAATCTCATTCAGAAGGTGCGACTTGCGCTTGCGATACACGCTGAGTCGAACCTCCATGTAGTCGACCAGAATGTCCTCGGCCGTGTCGTACTTTTTGACCGCTCCGTTCGGCCCTATGAGATACATGTTGCTCGTGTGGATAGTCTTAGTCAGCCCGAGTTCCTTGACAGGATCTTCGAGCGTCGCCCAGATGCGAAAGTCCGGGGTCGTTTCGCTCGACTGGTTCTCGTACTTCTGAATCGTCCCCTTGTCGACGAGGTCATCGAGATGCTCCTTGAAGTCCTGGATCCATTTCCCTGGAGGCAACTCGGTCACGTGAATCTGGGAGCCCTCGCGCTCAAAGAGACCCTCCAGAACCCATGTATGATCCTTGGTCTTGCGGACCCTGCCCTTGAATCCGTTAAAATGAGGAACCATAGGGACCATCTCGACCTGCTTGAGGCCACAACGGATATTGTGCTTAATAATCTCGAGGTCAAACGGCGGGACATAACAGCTGAAGCCCGTCCCGATACCCTCTGCGCCGTTGACCAGAACCATGGGGACGATGGGCGCGTAAAACTCCGGCTCGACCTTCTGGCCGTCGTCGATCACGTACGACAGTACGGCGTTGTCATCCGGGTCGAAAATCTTGCGAGCGACCGGTGCGAGCCGCGTGAAGATGTAACGGGCGCTGGCCGAATCCTTACCTCCCAAGAGTCGCGTGCCAAACTGCCCACTCGGCACGAGAAGGTTCACGTTGTTCGATCCGACAAAGTTCTGAGCAAGGTTCACGATGGTTCCTTGAAGGCTGGCCTCTCCGTGGTGGTACGCGGTCTGCTCCGCGACATAGCCCGATAACTGTGCAACCTTCATGTCGGTCGTGAGGTTCTTCTTGAGGCATGCATACATCACCTTGCGCTGACTCGGCTTGAGACCGTCTATGGCGTTCGGGATCGACCGCTTAATGTCCTCGGCACTGAAGTTGGCCATGTCCTTGTGGATGAAGTCCGTGACGGTCAGGTTGGTCACGTGGCCATACTTGATACCCTTGGGAGGTTTGGCCATATGAGCCGTCAGCCAGGTCTTGCGGTCGTCTGCAAGCGCCTTGGCGAAAGCGAGTCGCATAGATTCATCCGTGGTTGGATCATGGCCGAAAGCAACCGTCAGTCGATCGATTTGCTTGAAATACTCCTTGGCCTCGGCGCTCGTCGAAGTTCCGAGACCCTTGTAGTACTTGACAGAACCGCTTGCGGTTCCCGCGGCGGAGCCGGCTCGCGCCGAAGTCTCTTGCAGAGACTGTCTATATTCCTCCTCAGTAAAATACCACGTCTTCCCAGCCTTGATGACCGGAGTCACCATCGAGACGACGAAACCCAACTCAATAAGCTGCGGCCAATACACGTGGAACATATTCAGAACCAGCCCCTTGATGTGAGACCCGTCCAGGTCGGCATCGGTCATAATCATGAGTCGCCCGTACCGCAGGTCCCGTAGGGACCCGTAAACCTTGCCATGGCAAAGCCCAATTATCTTCTTGAGATTGCTGAACTCTTCGTTTTCAGTCACCTGTTTAACAGTAGCGTCACGCACGTTGCGAGGTTTGCCGCGGAGTGGGAAAACTCCAAACGCATTGCGACCGACAACGCCCAGACCCGCGATCGCCAGTGCCTTGGCCGAGTCTCCCTCGGTGATGATTAGGGTGCATTCGTGGCTCCTGTGAGTCCCAGCCCAGTTCGCATCGTCGAGCTTTGGGATCCCAGTGATTCGAGACTTCTTTGCGCCATCCGTCTTTTTGAGCTCCTTGTCCACCTTGGCAGCACCCAGCGCCAGAAGGTCATCCATGACTCCCGAACCGAGCACATCTTTGATAAACTTTGGCTTGAGCTCGATAGTCTCTGTAATCTTAGACGTGCATTCCGCCTTGGTCTGACTGCTGAACGTCGGGTTGACGATGACGGCCCGAACAAAGACAAAGAGGGTCGCCTTGATCTGGGCTGGTTTCACCGTGACGCGCTTATCTTTGGCAATTTCGTCGCAGATGAGTTTGACGACCCGGTCGACGTGGCTCCCACCCTTGTTGGTCGCGATCCCGTTGACCCACGAGCACTGCTGAAATGCCCCGGACGTTGAATAGCCCACGACGATATCGAACGAGGAGCTCTGCTCCGACGCGCCACGGGCGCCCTCGGTATGCATCTTGGCCGTCGGAACGTCTCCCAAGTGCATACGGGCATAGTCTTCGAGAGAGCTGACCTCGATCTTTGTATCGTTGAAATACACTTTGGCCTTTGAACACCACATGGCTGCATCCCATGCACGCTTCTCAGCCACCTTTTCAAAGTCTCCCTGGCCCCCGAACCTCGGCCAGTCCGGGAAGAGGCCTATGAGAACACCCACGGGCTCGGGTGTAGCCTCGATTGTCGGAGGGGAGCATTTGCTCATGTTGTCGTTCCACGTCTGTCTGTAGACCTTCTTGCCGTCGCTAATTTCTATCCAAAACTTGGAAGAAAACACGTTGGCCAGTTTGGCGCCGTAGCCGTTTCGACCACCCGTCACGCGCTGCTCCTCGTCATTATAGTTGGAGCTCGTCAAGAGATGGCCAAAGATGAGCTCGGGGATCCAAATAGGCTTACCGTCGGCTCCCTTCTCAGTCTCGTGCTTCTTGATAGGAATAGAAATTCCTAAATTTTTTATGACAATTCCCGAGCATTGGGTGCTGACCCGGATCTCTGACACCTTCTTGGGATTCAGAGAGTACTGGTCGATGGCATTGACCAGAATCTCATCAAAGATCTTCACCAAACCAGGTGAAACAGAAAGATCAGAAATCTTGAAACCATCTCCGTCTCGAACCCAGTATTTACCGGTTTCGGGAGGGAGAGACCCGACGTAACTGTCGGGCCGTTTGAGAATGTGCTCAACGTGACTGAGCCGTTCATAGCTCATTTGTATAGTAACACTGGATATCTTTAGCTAAAAAGTCCGGCGATCGCAGGTGCGGCCAAACCACCTGCTAACCCACCAGTAGCAAATGGAGCTATCGTAGTTAACATCTGAACACCTTGGGGCGCAGGCGCAGGCGCAGGTACTCCAATTCTTGTTCCATATGGTGTTTCCGGTGTTGTTGATGTTGGAGTTTTCGTTGGAACGGTCAATGTCGCGGCGGTCGAGGTTGTGGACGCTGGGCAACCGTATCCATAGTCGCAAAAAAATCCTTTATAATAAGCAAATAAACTTCCTAAAAGACTTGAAAAACAGCACATAAAACATATCAGAAGCACTATAATCAGTTCACTAGAATCATCTGCCATTATATTATGTATTTATTTAATTTCCTCCTGGAAGGCAGAGAGATGCCGACGCGCCTTTCCCGGAACAACAATCCGACCCAGACCCGTCTCGGCTCACGTTTCCATCTTCTACGCATTGAAGATCTGTTGAAGTCCAGTCTCCTAAAAATTGAACATTCCCACCTCTTCTTTTCGAACAACTTTTACCAAAACCTCTGCTACATAGAGTATTTTGGGTCCATACGAAAACACAGCATGCAATAGATAAAATTATAGAACCAATAATTATTAAAATTATGGCGGCTCCTCCCATATAAGTATTTACTTATTTTTTTTAATAATATACCAAGCGACCCCGATAGATAGGAGAGTCCATCCGGTGATATGATCGACCTTGTTCATGATCCCAATGGTCTCTGGGGTCAGCTTGTTGAACTCTTCCTTGTAGCCCGGGGGCTTGAATGGCAGCCAGATGTATCGGCCGAATGGTATTATCGTCGGCAGAAGCTTGTCTTGGCATTTGTATGAGTAATCGTACCACGCGAGGGCAATGTACGGAAACCATATGAGGAACGAAAGGATCCACGGGTTCTTGTGGGGCAAGTACCAATAACCCCCCGCAAGAATCAGTGTAAAAATTATACACTTCCAGTTGAATACAAATGGATGGCCTGGGAACAATCCTCCAGACATCACTTCTTGAATTTCATAAAGATAATTATTAAAATTAAAATTACAATAATTGCTACAAGATACCATGGGAATGGTGGGACGACGACAACCTCGGGCCGAGGCTCGGGCGGCTCTGGGAGCCTCCCCCAGTGCTTGATTGCCTCCTCTGCAGTAAATTCTGGCTTTCCTAGGCGGACGTTGACGAGGTTATGAACCATGACTGACCATTCAAAAAGAGTTTTTGAGTCATCTTCGGCTGGAATTGGGAATTCCTGTAGGACCTGGTTGAAATGCTCCCGACATCCGATACACGGCAGCACATACGGATAAAGAGCAATGAATTCCTTGACCTTGTCTGGGTTTTCTGGAACCAGACATGCGTAATGAAGAGCTCCCCAAAAACTTGGACCGAAGAGTTCCGGACTGATTCCCATCTGATTTTAGTTTAGAAAATATTTTTATATCCCGCCGCGCAGACGAAGCACAAGATGGATCGTGCTCTCCTTCTGGATATTGTAATCAGCGAGCGTGCGACCATCCTCGAGCTGCTTGCCCGCAAAGATGAGGCGCTGCTGATCTCCCGGGATACCCTCTTTGTCTGAAATCTTCGCCTTGATATTGTCGATTGTGTCGCTCGACTCAACCTCGAGTGTGATCGTCTTCCCTGTGAGAGTCTTTACGAAAATCTGCATTTCTCATTACACGAGACTATCTTTTAATAGTCCAGTCGTTGGTGACTGTGAACCAAATCTTGTGCTTCGTTTCGACCTTTGTCTCCCCGTATACTATGAGTCCTTTTGAATACCTGTATCCTTCATACGCCCCCTTTTCTTTCATAAACTTCCAGAAGTCGTCCATAGCGTCGAGCTGCTTATCGCCCTGCTTCACGTTTTTTGCAGTTTTGCCCTCGAATATGTACACCTCCTTGCGTTCGTGGTTCGCCATGACAACATCTGGAAGTGTCGTCTTCTTTTCAGTCTTAGTCTTCGAACCGTCCGGGCGTGTCAGATGCGTTCGTTCGCATCCTGCATGGTTCGAGAACACACACGAAAACCCTGGACGTTCGTCAATAAGCTGAAAGAGAATGGTCGCAACCTTTTCGGTTCGGGCATCTTCTGTATATGAATCGCGAACCCGCTTGTTCCCCAGCGCTGTCTGTTCAAGTCCTTCAAGTCGAACGTCCCATGCGCCGTTTGCGTACCAAAACTTGTGCCCTTGGGTCAGCTCGGTGACGCCGTGATCTTTTACGATAAACTTAGCCTTTGGGTTAATCTTCACGACCGTTGCGCACATGGCAGTGACGCGCCCGACCTGCGGGTCACTCGATATTTTTGAGTTGGAACTTTTCGAAAGACGCGCCGAGATTGTATACATGTCGGGCTCCGGGTTCTGAATTCGAACGGGTACACCTGATGCAGGGGTTATGATGTTCGTATCGTACTGGAAAGATTCGAACGTCGCGTAAGGCTCGACCGTGTCGAGAAAGTTGGCGTTACTCGGCCCGACGACCGCCTCGACTCCGATCGTTTTGAACATTCGCAAAGACATTGTGAACGACTTCGATGTCGTTTTTGGTTGCTCGGTATAAAACATAACAAGAGAAGCCTCGGGGTGGTCGTTACTCGCCACGACGAGTTTCGTTATGCGCTGATAATATGGGTTCCCATCCTCGTCACCCTTTGTAGACTCGAGCAGAAGGATGTATTTGTTGGTCTCGTTATCACGAACCACATAATCGACGACCGAACCCGACCCCGCAAAAAGTCTGAGTTCGATCGGGGCATCTGTAAATTCAAAAGCCCCGGTCCACTTGTTGTCGACCACGATCGGGAAAGGCGTTCGAACAGACTCGGTGTACCCGAGCCATGTGCAAATGTAGGAAAGTTCAGCAACCTGCGGGCATTCCTCGGTCAGGATAGTGTGACGCGCCATTTGACGCAATCTGGCAGACACGAACGTGGCAGGTACGTGACATGAAAATTTTAGGGCAACAAAAATTCGTGTCGTGCACGTGTCACGGAGTAGCCTTGTGATTACCAAAGACACAATGGCTCCCCGCCCCGAGTACTGCAGAGCACAGCCGGAGTCGTGGTTTCGCACAAAGCCACAGTCTTACACGCGCCCTGCTCCTCCTCGCTCGCCAGTCGTGGCAGTGAGGGGTGGTCCGGTGTGGGAACGGATGCTCGAGGCTGCCAAGGCGTCGGGTCACCCCGACCCTGAAAAGCTGGCCGATTCTATGCTTGCCTCAAGAGAAAAGGCTCTGGCAATCAAGGACGCCCGGCACCACACAAATCTCGTCCCTTATCAGGCCGAGAGAGGGGTTCCCAAGCCGGTCAAGGACACCGGTGCCAAGTGCAAGGCGACGACCCTGGCGAACAAGCCCTGCCCGTACAAGGCCACCTTTTACGGGTTTTGCTCAAAGCACACCCCAAGCGCCGCAGTCCTCAAGCTCGCTAGCAAATAATCTAGACATATTGTAATGGACTGGAATTATATTTGGGCAGCCATAGCCGTCAATTTTCTCATAGTCTTCATCGTCCCTCGTCTCATAAAAAAGCCAACAGGTTTGAAAACTCTCGACGATATCGTTCTGTTCTTGAATTCTCAGAAAAGTTTTATACTCGCATCCTCGATAGTCACAGGTTTGGTTACATACCTTGCAATAAAATGGGTCGAGTCGGCCAGTGGAGGTGAGGTATCAGGCGGAACGGCAAGTCCTGAAAAATTTTAGTGTCTAATGTAAATGTCTTTTTCCATGCCAGTCGCTTCTGCCCCACTTGTTCAGGATATGTCTCCGAGCATGTCTCAACCGGTTCCTATGATTGGTTCAGGGACTGAGATGATGCCCGTGCCGCCCATGATGGGTTCGGGTGCCCAGATGCCCATGCCCATGGTGGCTTCGCCTACTCAGATGCCCGTGCCCATGATGGGTTCTGGCGCTCAGATGCCCATGCCCATGGTGGCTTCTCCTACTCAGATGCCCATGATGGGTTCTGGCGCTCAGATGCCGCCGATGATGATGGAGTCGGGTTCTCAGATGCCTGCAGTGCCCTACAAACCCCTGGGTGCAGGGGACGAGATTGAAGGGTTCAACTTTGATGACGTCCTCAATCCTTCCCCTATTTAAAATATACATTAATAGAAATGGCAACGACGAATGCTCTGAACGCAGCCACTCGCGGGGTGAATGCAAACGCGGCGCTCATACAGTCCCAGAACGCCGCCCTGAACGGTCAGAACGTTTCAAGAAATGTACAGGTCGCAAATACAAATGCAGCACGGGCCGCAAATTCGTACAACACGACGGCCAAGAACCTTCGCAAGGCGAACATGAACGGTGCGGCAAATTCCTTTGAGAACGCCGCCAAGCTTGCTGCAAGCGGACGTGGCGTCGATGCGGCCAAGCTCGCAGGAAAGGGTCTCAATAAGATGATTAAAAATATGTAGGAACCTTGGCTACTAATTCGCGCGTATGCGAGTGATCCCATTCGGTCACGCGTTTGTTGTAACAGTCCGTCATGTGTTGTTCGAGAACGTCTTCAGACGGAAACCCCCATTGAAGATCTTTTGTAAATAAAAAGTCATCAAAACCAATAGGTCCCTCGGTGCACGGCACGACCCACGGCGTCTTGACGTACTCCTGAAGCCCGCCAAATCCCGTTATTATCACTGGTTTGTTATGCATCGCAGCCTCGACGGCCCCCATTCCGACACCCTCGGAGTGTGAGCAGTTGATATAACAATGTGAACGGGCATGAATTTCCTCAATGTCTTCGGCCGGTACAAGACCATTAATTATTTTAACATTCGGAAAATTCCAATGAACATCTGTATGGCATGTCGCCTTGACAACTAATAATGAATTTTTAAAATTTAATTTAAGAAATGTTTTAATCAATAATTTTATATTTTTCCGAGGATCAATTATATTCCCAATTGTATAAAAAATATACGGAGCATCTGCGATTGCATTCATAATTCTTGGAATGGGTGTCGGACACCAGTGATGAAGAATTTTCCATTCAATTTTAGGAAATTGATTTTCTAAAATTATTTTTGCAAAATTAGATGGAACATGCATCGTCTTGTATCTTTCAAACATTCCATAACATGGATTGACAGGACGAGTTTCGCATACGGTCATGTAGATCCATTTTTTACAGAATGGCTTGTATTGGTCGAGAATATTGAGTTGGCTCTCGACTGGAATTATGAACGCAAAACCGCAATCATATTTTAAAAGTTTTGGACGAGATCCCAAGACGACATACTCTGAATCTTTTGCACATTCTGCATAGTTTTTAGTCACTTGACCAATTCCTGATAAAAGTGTTGGGCCGACAAAAAGCCACTTGGTCATTGAATCAATCGAGCCACAGTTTCTTAACTGAATAGTTTAAGTATGCGACTCGAAATTCTATAGGATTTGTAATTAAAATTATAAAGATGAATTCCTTAGCCAACCGTCCAAGTCGTATGTGGGGGCTCAGCCACGAGCATATCCAGGGAAGGTTCATTGGTCTTGTCTAACAAAAAAGTTGCGCTCTATTAGACATGAGCCTTTTGAACGTTGCTCTAATGACTATTTCAGAAATTTGGGGAAATGCTCATTTCAAAATGTATACCCGGAACGGCAATCATGCGCATCTCATAGCCGGAGTTTTGGGATACATCGGGGTCATTGCCTTTCTGATAAAGAGTCTGTCAGTCGGGAGCCTGTTGTGGGTTTCGGCCATGTGGGAAGGGATGATTGTCGTCTTTGGCTCTCTGGTGGCTGTATTTGTGCTGGGTGAAAACTTCGAGAGCCCGGTCCAGTGGATAGGTGTCGGTCTGGGGCTCGTGTCCATGTTCCTCGTGCATTACGGGGGTCATATAAAGATGTAAAAGGTCTCTAGGGTATGGCTCTTACAGACTTTGAGCGGCATGTATTTGAGCGAATCACCGAGGTCGAGGAGGGTCTCCGCGAACTCAGGGAGGTGACCTGGCCGGTATGCCAAGGTCTCATTGATGAAAAGTCTGGACCTTTCAAAAATATACCTGAAAAGAAACGGTTTTTCAAATTTTTAGATTTTGATGAAGTAAAATTGCTGGTCAAGTTGAAGGCGCTGTTTCTGGGAATGTCCCCAAGCGTAGCCGTCGAAGAACTTCGACATGTCCGGGTAGAGGAACCTCCGGGGGCCTGAGAAGGAGCTTCGTCTTTCCATCGGCCCAAATACCCTTATCAATGAGATCCTGTAAAACAGGCCCAGACCATTCGATCTCGTGAGGGTCCTTCGAGTGTGCAAATGTGTTCATTTTATTGGCGACATGGTAACCATCTCCGAAGCTCGAGAGGTGCCACCCGCAATACTGCATGGGGAAAAACTTCCAACGGTTGTCCCTAAAATAGTTAGGCCCCCAAGTCCACAAGAGTTCGCAGTTGGTAATGACCGTTCCGAACCACGGTTCATTCTTTATTATATGATCCAGCGAGTACATAAACATCCACATGTGAATAGATACAACCACATTTGGAAGTTTTTCAATAGGAATCTTAGTCATATCCGGAATCTCATCCACATCGCTAATCATGACTATGGCGTTATGTGGGACATCCCCGAGACCTCTCTTGATGCACTCGCGCTGATATTTTTCACGGGCCCACGGGTTTTCATCCTTTGGAGCCTCTTCGGCCGTGACAATGACGTGCTTAATCTTGTGGTTCCATTTGGCAAAACGCTCCCGGTTGTTCTGGAAGAACAACTCCTTGGGCCCTCCGGCGTGGTTCACCTCTGCCTCGACCAGCACGAAACTATCGACCCATTCGTCCAAAAGTGTTAGACGCAGCTCGAGAACATCCAGTTCGTTGTAGAACATGAATGTATCGATAAGCATATTTATATAAAAGAATAAACATTCCTTTACCTCTCAATTAAACCAAAACACTCCAGTTTGATCAATGACGTGTAGTTTCTTTCCGGGGCATGCTTCTGCAATGTACTCGTCGACCGCCTTGCGGCACCCGTTCCAGTGCCCGTAGTCATCGATCGTCACTATACCGTTGGGCGGGACACGTGGGACAAAGATAGGCATCTCAAATTTATACAGCTCGAACCAGTCAGTGTCTAGGCGCAAAAGACCGATTGTGGCGGGGATATCTTCCATTTTCACCTGGCGAATATCTCCAATGTGAAAGTGAATTTTGTCCATTGGGTATCCGACGCTTTTTATGTTTGCAAACACATCATCGAACCCGGCCTCACATTTTACAAGGTGCCAAATCTGGTTCGCGTGTGCCCCTGTGTACTCGCGGTCAAACTCGGAAGCCTCGGTCATCCCCGTAAATGTGTCGTACAGGTGAACGTCCCGATCAGTCACCCCGAGTTGCATGAGCTTGTACAGCATAATCATAACCGTCCCGCCGCGCCAAACTCCAATCTCTACAATATCTCCCTGAATATCATTCTTGATTGTGTGCTCGATGGAGCTCATGGTTTGGAGCTGGCGCTCCCGGGACGTCAGTGTAAATTCTTTGCATCGCTCGAGGATTTCAGAGTCCAGAATCATCTAAAGAATAAGACTCTGTATTCTTTAGATGAACCCTGTTCAGGTTGATATCTGTCACGGGGATCTCATTGCAAATTTAGTAAAATGCCACAAGCCCAAGAGTGTCCTCGAGCTCGGCTTTGGGAGCGGATTCAGTGCGCGCAAGATTCTGGCCGCGCTCGATTACAACGAGTCGGAGGCTCTCGCACCTTCGTACGGTCCCCCTGCCACGTACACTATGGTTGACAACTGGCTCGATTGGGCCGAGAAGGGCGCGCCTCCCCCGGACCTATCCGAGTTTGAGGGAACGCGCGCAAAGATTGTCGAGTCGGACGAGTATCGTTTCGTTTTTGGAGCCAAGGAGAAGTGGGACTTTATTTTTAGCGACGCCGATCATTTCAACGCCCAGCGGTGGTTCGATCACGTTTTTGACAACTTGCTGAACGAAAAGGGTATCCTGATTTATCACGACATCTGCGAGTCCGCACCGCCGAATGGCGAGTTTTGGTTCCCGAACCTGACTCACATTCTGAACCGTACCCGCGAGCGCAAGCTGAGTCACTACCTGTTCAACCGGGACTCGCTTGCTTCAGAGCGTTGCTGGCGCGGACTTTTGGTGATTTTTAAGAACTGAGTAGCGTGCGATGCGGGTGGTCCCGGCAGGGTCGTTCGAGCTGACATCCGTATAGGCTTGCTGAAGGGCCAAACGGATTGACACGTCCTTGATACCGGCGAAATGAATACAAAAATCTCCGGGCATCCAGTGAACCCGAGGGTCCATTCGGTAATCGTAGGCGTTCATTATATTTATAAACTGATGCGGAAGAACCTGTGCTTTTCCGCTGTACTTGGGGGTCGCCAGTAGGTCGGTCATTGCGGTTTGCTCGTGAAAGAGCTTTCGGGCCATGTCTTCGCGCTTCCAGACTTCGCTCAAAAACTCGAGAGATTCTACGCAGTTTTTAATAATAAATACCCCGGCGTTGAGACCCTGAAAGTCTCGGCCTATGAAAAGAAACTTCTCTGGCTCAATTAAATCAATAAATTCACTAATTTTACGGTCTTGATTCGTAATGAGCACGTCCCCGTCTATCCACATGATGTAATCATAGTCCGGGAGGTACTTTTGGATGAGGGGAATCTTTGACCACGTCGCGTCTCGGGTCGTGTCGAACACGGACTCGTCGGTGATGCGCTTGTAGCCGTGTTTCTTTGCGTGCTTCTCTTGGGACTCGATGCAGAACTTGATGGACTTTTTGTAATCTGACCCTATGGCCAGTGAGCATACGGCAAAACTCATTAAATAACTAAAGGTTTCATTCTTTATTTATTTAGATGGAGGCACTTGATGCTATCCCGTATCTTGATGAACGGAGTCGGGTCATTCCGCATTTAAAAAACGAGCGTGAAGAGCAGCTTTTGGTCGCCGAGCATCTTCCCAAGGATGCGCGTGTTCTCGAGCTTGGGGCCCGGTACGGAACCGTGTCCTGTCTGGTGAGTGCCCTTGTTGACGAGCCGACCAAGCACGTGGCTGTCGAGCCGGACGTCTTTGTTCTCCCGGCTCTTATTTACAATAAGCTTACGCACAACGGAAAGTTTCACATCGTTGTCGGTGCAATTTCACGACACCCAGTCTGTCTAGACTACTCATGTGGTTATGGGAACCATCTCACACAGGGTCAGCCGAATATCCAGACATTTACACTTGAGGAAATTGAGAAAATGTATGACGTCTCGTTCAACTGCCTCATTGCGGACTGCGAGGGGGCACTCGAAATGTTCTGTCGGCAGAACCCTGATCTTCTGGCGCGTCTCGACACGGTCATATTCGAGGCGGACTGCCCTCAACGGTGCGATTACGATTACGTCAAGCGAGTTCTCGAATCAAATGGTTTAAAACCTGTGGTTGTAGGATTCCAAAATGTCTACAAGCGTCTGCCTGATTGGGCAGATCCGAGTCCCGGATGTGACCTGGAGTAGTTTTAAAAAAAACGTCCTCGATGTTTTTGATGCGGACCTCATTCTGTGCCTTCACGTCGACGACACGACCGACCGGAATAATGAATTTTATAAAAATGCAAAACACGTATTCGAGTACAAGGAGACGACTGGATGCTGGGCGTCTTCCTTTGACAGAATGAACCCTGGGTGGCGTGACATGGTTGATATTCCCGGGGACTGGATCGGGACGATCAAAGAGCCGGTCGTGCGCCCGAGCACCGGCGGTATCCTCTTGTTTTTGAGGTGGTTTTTGTATCAAAATATCAAGGATCTCGACCTGGGCGACCGCGTCATTGTCACGCGTTCGGACTATCTCTGGACGGCGCCGCACCCCACGCTCGACCTGGATTGGGTGTGGCTTCCGAATGGCGAATTTCACGGCGGTCTCCCCGACCGTCACTACGTCATCCCTCGAATCTATCTCAAGCATGTGTTGACCATAGGACACGTCGAAAACTGGGTCGAGACCCGGAACAACATGGTTCGACTTTTGAATTACAGACTCAAACAAGGCTGGGGTCATTTCATGTATAACGAAGAGTCCTTCTCGTACATTCGGTTCATAGAGCGAGGACTTATCGAAAAGGTTGGGTTTTTTCCCTTTGTTATGCACCTGGTCGACAAGGATCGAAATCCACGGTATCCGACCGAACTCGAATCGAGTCGAGAGACTGTGACGTGGCCATTCACTATAGATCACACCCATATTCAAAATGATATGTTTGTTGGGTTAGTTAAGAAGGTGGATGGATTATAGATCAATGTATGTTCATCAGAGTAACTCCAAAGTTGGTTTTGGGAACGTCCTGTGCTTTTTGGAGGATTATCTTTCAAAAATGGGAATGGATGGTGTCGTCCATGAGAATATCAAGGACTTTGAGAGGGGTCGAGCTTTTGATTTCAACCTGAAACTTGCAGACTTTGACGGGAACTCTCTCCCAGTCGATCTCTACTGTAACCCCTCGAAATTTGCGAGTCTTTCACGGATACTCCCCGATGTCATGAAGCCTTCGGCCGAGCTTCTGGCACTGTACAAGGATCCTGCTGCCCCTATCGGTATCCATATACGGTGCGGAAGTGCCATGCCGGACTGCACGGGTCTCTCAGCCTCTCACGGAGGTGACTGGTTTGCGACAGAGAAAACCTTTGAAAAAATTAATGAAATTATTGAACAAAATAATTGTAAAATATTCCTCATCAGCGACAGTCGCACAGTCAAGTCGTTGTTCAAAAAGCGTTGGGGTGAACGCATCGTCGTATGGGACACGGACGTGACCCTTTCGTGCGACCCTGCGACGTGCGGCGGGATCGAACAGTCTTCAAAGAGTCTTATGGATACATATCTCGAATGGTATGCCCTGAGTCAGTGTCAGGCCGTCGTGACAACCTCGGGGCCAGGTTTCAACCCAGAGACAAATACGGGTGCCGGGTTGTCCACATTTGGGTATACTGCCGCGGCGTACGGTCGTCGGCCTCTGCTCATTGTCAACTGGGAAGGTTCAGTCTTAAAGATGTGATGTGTTTAATAATAAATGAAGGCATGCTTCTGTCTGACTCGGGGCTATGCAAACCCTATCATGTATTCGAGGCTCATTGCTCGCAATAAATCAATTGTAGAACGGTTCGATTCTACAATTGATATTATTCTCTTTCACGAAGGAAATATCATTCCGGACCACCAGGCTTTCGTGGCGTCTCAGACGCCCGGTGCCTCTCTCAAATGGATTCAGGTTCCTTTTTACTTTCCTAAAATTGAAAAATTGCCCGAAGAGACCCTGAAGACGTTCTACGACGGGAGCTGCTATCCTGGGTACCACGCCATGTGCAATTTTCACATGTGTGAAGTGTGGGATTATCTCAAAGACTATGAAGTCGTTCTTCGCATAGATGAGGACTGTATTCTGCACGGATCTGAGTGGTCGAACATCTTTTCGACAGTCACCCCCGAACTTCCGTACAGGACAGTCATGTTCGATACGGAGACGCACGATTTGACAAACAGGACCCTTCCGGAGTGGCTCGGAGACGATGCGAAGTATTACGACCGTTCGCTTCCCTACACGAATGTCTTTGTGTCTCGCATGGACGTGTGGCTTCGCCCGGAAGTCCGTGAGTGGATCGACCGGGTTCGCGAGAGCCAAGGCTGTTTCAAGTATCGATGGGGTGACGCGCCTCTTCACGGCGTGGCCCTCAAGAAGTTTGGCATCGCGTCGGGTCTTTTGGAAGGGTACAAGTACTACCACGGAAGTCATGACCGGATCGTCACTTCAGGCTAAGCATGTAGAGCGTCGAACGGATGAGGGCCGTAATTTCATCCTGAATATTTTTCAAATATGTATCCGAACGGGGCAGTTTGATGGCTTTGATCCGAGCCAAGAGGCTCCGGAAGTAATCCTTTGCTTTGCGCGGGTCTTTCATAAACCTTTTATTGGACGTAATCTTTCCGAGCCGCCCGTACTTGCCCATGTAGGCCTCGGCCCAGTCGTCCAGGAGCGGGACTATCTTTTCGTAATATTTTTGGAGCGCCTTGTGCTGGGCATATGAGTTGGTCAACAGGTGAAACTGGTGTGCTTGGGTGCTCGAATTCATGAGCATTCCGACGTATCGACTGGCCATTATAATATGTTGATAAAATATAATGAACAGTGAAAAGTTTTTGAAATACTGTAAAACACACAAGACCCTCGTAAGACCGCAGCGGCATTTTGTCATGTCTCTCGGGGGTGGTATGGCTGCCAAGCTCTACATCACGTCCCGCGGGGTTGATCCGCTTCCCAAGAAGGTTGCGAGCACGACTGATTTTGATTTCACCTTTGCGGTCAATCACCCCCTCACAGACGCGGCAGTCGAGAAGTATTCACTGGAAATGTATAAAATAATGTATAATTTTTTAAAGGGCTTTATCAGACCTGACAAGCTCCGCATCTCGAGTTATCCTCGAAAGAGCTACATACCATCCTCTGGGAAGCGGACCTATCATGTCGTTCAGTTTAAGGATGAAAAGGGGGAAGACTTTGTCGACTGCACGCTCGCTTACATTCCCGGAACTTCTCGAAACAATATCAACACCCCTCTGTCTCTCAAAGTTGGTTTCCCTATGAAGAAGCTCAAATACATGTACAAGGATATTCTCGTGGTCTTGGCGGGTTCCTTCGTGTACAAGAAGATCATGCCCAGGAACCCTCTCGGAACGAACAAACCCGAAAAGGGTCTTCGGAACGCAGCCAGAGTCGGTGCTCTCCGGAAGCTCAAGGCGACCCCCACCAGGACTCCCAAGACGTCGGTCTTTCTCAAGGCTATTCGGGCAAAGAACAAGAGTCTGGCTCTTACAAAGGCTCGCGCTATTATTCGTAATATTGCCGCAAAAAAAATAATTTAAAAGAATAGATGGAAACTACAATTGTACTATTTATTATTATCATAGTTTTACTCGTCATTTATTGGTGCACAGACGACGCGGTCGAACTGACCTACAGAGGTTTTTGTGACGTTTCAGAGCCATGGGACATGCCACTTCCAGTTGAAAATATAATTACACCAGAAGAATGTCGTCATCTTATTGACCTGGCGACTCCCAGGTTTTCGCGAAGTGGTATTGTTGGAAAACCGGGACCAGATGATGTTCGAACGAGCGAGACGGCGTGGATAGAGAAGGAAGACCCAGTCTCTCAAAAAATTATCAAAAAGGCGTGTGAACTCACTGGGAAAACGCCCGACTACTGTGAGCAGATTCAGGTTGTCCGGTATACCCCCGGCGCCTATTACAGGCCTCATCACGACTCGTGTTGCGATGAGGATCCGTCGTGCCTTGAGTTTGAAAAATTCAGCGGCCAGCGTGTAGGAACTCTTCTCATCTATCTGAATAATGAATTTGAGAACGGTGAGACGGAGTTTCCGAACCTCCAATCTAAATTCAGGGCTCAGCCGGGTACGGGTGTCTTTTTCCGCCCAATGAACAAGTCTGGAAAACAATGTCACCCGCTCGCTCTTCATGGAGGAATGCCCCCTACGAATGGTACAAAATACGCGTGTAATGTGTGGGTTCGTGAAAATAAAATATAGTAAAACTATTAATGGATAAGGAATTTATAGTCGGATTAATAGCTCTGACTGTAGTTGTATATGTCGCGGTACTTGTGTATATTTTTGTATACAGAAAAAGTGATGCTTCCAGTTCCGTTTCAATCTCCGATTCCAGCTCTGTATCGTACGATGATAGAGGGGATCTCTGGTCGTACAACCGGTGGACTTCAGGTTCCGGCTACAACCCTAGAAGTGCTACATATGGGTCACCAATAAATACAAATAGCATGGAGTGTGACTATTGTGGATGTCCTGTAAACTGTGACGGAACTCCGAAACGGGTCGACCCAGGGTGCCCAGCCCAGACTATACAATGTGTAACACAAGATTGCCGTGTAACACCGACCTGCCGCAGGGGCACCTGAAAAATTGATGTCGCCAAATTGCCAAATACTGTTTGAAGTAGGGAGAATCACCAAAAAGCAAAAGCTCTCTCGCTGCCCGGACTACCCCCGAGCACCGAGAAAGAAAACGCGTCGTCCTCTCGCCAGGATCCCTCCGAACCACCCAAAAACCAAATGGCTGCCTCTATGTTCGCTCAGGCCTGCGATGCCCTGGTTCGCGAGCGTGACCGCGTCTTCCTTGAGCGTGTGGCCAAGGACTACAACCTGAACTTTGAGGAGCTGAGTGCCAAGTACCTCGAGGTGTCCGAGGCTGCTATCAAGGTTCCTCGCAAGTACACCAAGAAGGCCAAGGTGGTCACGGTCGAGACGGCCGAGGGCGAGACCACGGCCAAGCCGGCACCCAAGCCGGTCGCTGAGAAGCAGTGCTGCACCGCTCACACGAGCAAAAAGGAGCCCTGCAAGTTCAGCGCGCTGAAGGGCGAGGTGTTCTGCAAGCGCCACCTGCGCGCCTCGCTCGGTGAGCCGGCCGAGCCCAAGGCTCCCAAGGCCAAGAAGGCTGCCAAGCCGGCCGAGCCGGTCCACTCGCACCCGGTTGACCAGGAGCCGACCGAGCCGTGCGACGTCTGCACCAAGTACGGCAAGCCGCTCGAGGCTGTCCCGACAAAGTTCGAGACGGTCGAGGCTCGCACGGCCGAGTACAACAAGAAGACCTGCCTGAAGGCGATCGAGACCGAGGGCGAGACTGAGGAGCTCAAGGAGCACCTGGCCTATTGCGAGGAGGAGGTTGAGCGCACGAAGACCAAGCCTCTGACCGCTGCTCAGCGGCTGGCTGCTATGCTGGCCGCCGATGACTCGGACAGCGAGTCTGACGCCGACTCGACTATCCTCGAGCCCGAGGCGTACGAGGACGACTGAAAAAACCGGGCAAAGTCCCCCTTGAGCTGTGCAAACCCTAGTCTTTGAAGTTTAATGAATGTTATTGTGAACAAAACCGCCATAAGTCCATATAGAAATAGGTCCTCGTTCTCTCTCTTGTGAAATTTGTATATAGGTTCCATAATTTGTCCAAAAAATGTCTCGTCGTCTTTTTCCTTCCCAGTCATGAATTTCTCAATCTCCGTCAATGCACAGACTGACTGATTTGTCAACCAGTGGAGTACTATGAATGGAACTATGAGAAGATGAATTGTCAAGTAGTATTCTGTCCCAACAAACGGAACGATGAGAAGGAATAAAATAAGAGCCCAGTGAATAAGTCTGATAATCATCTACACTAGCCATAGAAAATTCGTGTCGTGTTTTTGCCACGATTCTCTAGGTATACCTCAAGGCACACCATGTCGTACATTCGCGCTACCCTGAAGATTCGCACGCCCGCGCCTCGTCGGTTCACAACCTTCACAAACTCGAGCGGCGGTCGTGTGTCCGCTTGGGTCGATGATGACTCTCCGCGCATTGTACCAACCGGTACGTACGGCCGAACAGGTGATATCTGTGCGAAGATTGACCTTGGCACCGGGTCTGTCGCTCACAACTTCGAGCCGCCCTGGTCCCCTCCGCGCGATTACAAGTCGTATGCTATCAAAAAGAACCTGGGACCTGAGTTTCTGCAAAAGTGCGAAGATTGGTACAGGGAACACCCTCCCAATGTGTACGTTCCGGCCAAAGTCCCGGATATTGACCCCGTTCCGGTCACAAAGATGATGAAAAAGTACAGCAAGAAGGGCAAGCCCTTTGACGGTGGTGATTTCGCACAGCCGGCGCGCCCCCCGCTCGACCGGATGATGGTCGCTTGGGAATGCGCCGGATACACTCCTGAAGATATCGAACTCGCACGTGCCCGGCTGGAGTTTGCCGAGAGCCAGATGGATGTTCGACAGCAGGCGCTCGACACAGTCTTTGCCAAGTACCCCTCCGCGTCCAAGCCAGCCTCCAAGACGAAGAAGGTGATCAAGGCTGTTAAAAAGAAAATGACTTAGAATTGTAATGAAACCCAGCTGGGCTGATATTATGGACGAAGAGGATGCGCTTGCGAAAGTCCCCGTCACCGTATCGAAGCATGGGGTCAAAATTAGAAAGCCGCCCCCTCCAGTTAAAAAAACCGAACATAGTAAAGGGAAGGATGAAAGAGTCGTGCGCGACGTGTTGTGAACCGTTTAATAAATCGAACCATTCTAAAATCGTATGTAGTTATTGTCCCTCGTTTTCCGCGTGCGCCTCGTGTACCGAACGCTATCTTCTCTCTTCGAGTCAAGATGCCCATTGCATGTCATGTCGCAAAAACTGGCCGCGAAGTTTTATGGCTGCGAATTTTACTCAAAAATTTATGAATAAAACCTACAAGGAGCACCGCGAAAACGTCCTGCTTGAACGCGAAAAGGCACTCATGCCCGAGACTCAAACCTTTGTCGAGCTCGAACTCAAGATGCGACAGCTCATTGTTGAAAAAAATAGGGCTTCGAACAAAATGCAGAATTCTCGTATCCAGATGAACAGGATCAACCTGCTCACGGATGCCGATATTTCGGCTCAGACGGGACTGGCGAATGATTTCGATATCCGTGTAGAACGTCTGCGTCTTCATGGGGAGAAGAACGTACTCCTTGCAACAGCTCGCGCCAATTTTGAGAATATAGATAATAAAATTAAACTCGTTGGCCTGTATCGATATGGGCAGCGGCAGATGAACGAAAAGAGCCGGCGCGCCTTTGTCCGGGCGTGCCCGGCTCCTGATTGCAAGGGATTTCTTTCAACTTCATGGGAGTGTGGTATTTGTGAGAAGAAGACCTGTTCGGACTGTCATGAGATCAAGACCAGCGATGACCATACATGCGACCCGAGCAGTGTTGAGACGGCCCGCGTGCTCGCCCGGGACTCGCGGCCTTGTCCTTCATGCGCGAGTATGATTTTCAAGATTGATGGCTGCGACCAGATGTGGTGCACTCAGTGTCACACCGCTTTCAGCTGGCGCCACGGGACGATTGTCACTTCTATTATTCACAACCCGCATTACTACGACTATATGCGCGCAAACGGCGGCCTTCCCCGGAACCCTCTCGATCGTCCATGCGGGGGTCTGCCCGACTGGGCTCGCGTGTTTTCCAGAGGTCTGAAGAACCACGCGATATATCGGGCTCCCATTCACGCTCAGCAGGTTCTGATGCCATCGTTTGACCAACGGCACTTTGACCCGAACCACAACCGTGAGCTCCGCATCAAGTTTATGCTCAACGAGCTCACTGATGATAAATTTAAGATTGCTATTCAGCGAGACGAGAAAAGTCGCCAAAAGAATAGTGACATTTATAACGTTCTGGAAATGTTCGTGAACGTGATGACTGATATATTTCAGAGGTATGTCTCGAGTGTCGGTGCCGCCGACGAGTTTGGTCAAGAGTTTGAGAATCTTCGCATCTATGTCAACGACAATATGAGTTCGGTCAGTCGCAACTTTAGCAACTGCCGGGTTCCCCGGCTTGCGGCCGCTTACACGTGGGACATGTAAGCACATTTGAGGCTCGGGTCGGCTTCAATTTCGGCTCGGGCATACCTAGTAAACTTGATGACGTCCGGTGCGGGTCTGTTTGGATCGCACAAAAGCCTCATGTTCCACCAGTGCTGTTGGGAGTCTTCGAGGCGCCTCAGTTTGAACCGTGACCATGCATCACCGGGCTCCATCCGCGTCTGCAGGACTTTCTGTAGAGCCACGTAAATTGTCAAATATTCGAGCTCCCCAATATTTTGAAGATCCACACCGGCAGTGTCCACATAATGTCTCATGGAATTATAATTATTAATTTTAAAAAATTCATCTTTCCACAATGCAATGAATTGTGATCCGGGTGTGCATGCAAGAAACCAACTCTCTATGCATGGGTACTCTTTACGGGTCATGTTCCCTTCTTTATAATACCCAATGAATTCGTGACCAGTATGAACCCAATCTAATGACTGAGTCAGTATGGTCGTTGCGTCCAGCCATATACCGCCATGTTCGGTCAGAACTGCGAGTCTTGCAAACTCGGATGTCCTCGTTGGGTTGTCCGCAAACTTGAGATTCAAAACATCATCCTGGATGTAATTTTGTAAATTTTCATTATTTAAAATTATAATTTTATAATCAGGACACATCTTCTTCCATGAGGAGATGCACTTTTCCACCATTTCATTCTTAGGTCCATCCCAATAGCTCCATATAATTTTAGGAATTTTATAATTTAAATTTAATAAAATTAAAATTAGTAAAATTAAAATTACAATGATAATGATAATGATGATCCACCACATCCTAATGTACGATCCGAAAATAGTTAAAAGACATGAACGTTATATAACTAATGCGTATTCTTCTGACTGGATCATGCGGTTTTGCCGGACATTACATGGTTGAACATTTCCTGAATAATGGGGCAGAGGTTGTCGGTCTCGATCGTCTCAGTTACTCTGGAAACATGAACAGAATTTCTGAAATTTTAGATTCAAATATTTATAAAAATAATTACAAGGTGGTCCATCACGACTTGCGTTCCGAGATCAACAGTTTGGTGTCGACCCGTCTTGGTCAGTTTGATTACATCATTCACGTCGCCGCGAGTACTCACGTCGACCGGAGCATTTCGGATCCCATGAGTTTCGTGCTTGACAATGTTGTGGCGACTTGTAATATCCTGAACTTTGCCCGAACTCAGACGACTCTCAAAAAGTTTATTTATTTCTCGACCGACGAGGTCTTTGGCCCTGCTCCGAACGGTATTCTGCACGACGAGTACGCGCCGTACAATTCCGGCAACCCATATGCGGCCGCCAAGGCTGGAGGTGAGGAGCTTGCGGTGTCGTTCCGCAACACGTACGGCGTTCCTGTCTACGTGACGCACACTATGAACCTCTTTGGCCCCCGTCAGCACCCCGAGAAATTTGTTCCTTTGTGCATTCGCAAGATTTTGAACGGTGAAACTATTCAAATTCACTCGGACAGTACAAAGACGATACCCGGGAGCCGTTTCTATATTCACCTTGAGGACGTGGTGAGCGCTCTGTGGTTTGTGATGCACGACGAGACGCCCCACAAGGCTGGGTTCTGCCCCAAGTACAATATCGTCGGCAAGGAGGAGACGACAAACCTCGAGCTCGCACAGTATATCGCAGACGCTCTGGGCAAGCCCCTGAACTACGAGTTGGTCGACTTTCACTCGAGCCGCCCCGGGCACGACCTTCGGTACGCGCTGTCGGGTGACAGGCTTCGTTCGGCAGGGTGGGAGCCCTCGTTGAGCATCCGGGACCGCATCAACGAAGTTGTTTCGTGGTGTCTGGAAAATAAAACTTGGATACTACTATAGAATGTGGGAATTGGTTCTCCTCGTTGTGTTATTTTTCTTATTAATAATACTTTCAAGAACAACGAGTAACTATTCCAGTAGCCCACTCACGGTTGTAAGTGGTTACTGGAAAATTAAAAGCAAACATACTGACGAAGATTATGATAAGTGGTTTAAAAATACGTTAGCACTGAATGCTCCTTATATATTTTTTCACGAAAATGAAGAAACGAAGAATAGGATATCAAAGTTTAGAGGAGATTTGGAGACTGTATTTATAAAGAGAAATATAGAAGATTTCAACTCGGCAAAGACGTACGACGATAAATGGACACACGACTACCACCTACCAGACCCAAGACTTGGAAAAATTTGGATAGAAAAAGTAAAAATGGTTGACGAGGCAATCAAGCTCAACCCGTATAACAGCGAATGGTTCGCATGGGTTGACGCAGGAAACTCATATTATAGAAATATGAAACCTTCAACAGAAAAATGGCCAAGTCTAGAAGTTCTTTCAAAACTTCCGAAAGACAAGATAATTTTTGCAGAAACGAACGAGGCCGAACATGACTTTGCAGGCGGCGTGTTTATGTATCACAAGGATATCGCAAGTGAAGTGTCCAGGGTATTTTATGAAGAATATTCGAGTTGTGGGAGCCGCTACGACGACTGGCAATGTGGCTGTGAACAGTGTATATTCACAGAGGTTAAGAAAAAGATTCCAGATTTATTCCATAGCATGGGGAAAGGCGTCGGCGGCGATGTATTAAAATATCTGACGTAATTATGAAGTTGCATCTTGGGTGTGGAAAACGCATCCTCCCAGGATATGTCAATATTGACATAGACAACGATGCTTGCGATGTAAGGTGTGATATACGTAAGCTTTCTTATGAAGACTCTTCGGTTGATGAAATATACGCATGCCACGTCCTTGAACACTTTGGCCGTCACGAGGTGAATGACATTATAGAGGAATGGAAACGGATACTCAAAATAGACGGGAAGATATACATAGCTGTACCGGATATAGATAGTGCAATTTCTTATTACATGAAAACGAATGATCTCACTGCTCTTTATGGTCAATTTTGGGGCGGTCAAAGGAACGAGTATGACTATCACAAATTTGGATTTAATTTCAAGACTATTTCTGATATTTTGACGAGTCACGGCTTTGCTGATATAAGTTTGTATGATACATTTGAATATCTTCCCAAAGATTTTGACGACTATTCGAAGTCATATTTACCGCATATGGATTTTACAGGACATCACCTGTCACTGAATGTTACAGCTACTAGACGTATGTAAACCATTGCTCATATATGTTATACTCTTTTGCGTTATCTCTTCCACCAGGTCGTAAAGAAAACCCAGGAGTTAATCTGAAGTTTTTATTGGCAGCCGCTGCCATACTTGCGAAACTCCCGAGTCCGGCGAGTAGCATGGGTGCTTTCACCATTCTATAAAAGTCGTGGTCGGCATTTTCACTTTCTATTTTTACAACTTTAGAATTGGGAAATTTTGATTTTATTTTATTAAATAATTCATCTATTATACCTTCCGACCGTTTTTGAATTTTGTCTGACGCTGAAGTCAGGTGATCCTCGTGAAACTTTCCTCCGTTCAGAATCTCAAAAACTTCTGGAACCCTTGGGAGTTTATCAGTCGCCTTGACTATTTCATCAACCGTCATTGTACGATCACTGTCGTTTGTAAAATCGCCAACTCTCAGGTGGACGACACACGTGTTAGGGCCTATCGTATCGGTGAATTCCCACTCCTTGAACTCATCTATGGCATGTCTTAACGTTTCGTTAAATTCTGGATACACATCCTTATAATTTTCAACATCATCCCACCACCAGTGTTTTTTTAATACTTTGCCTTTCTCTTCTGTCGTCAACTGTTTTGGTTCACTATTAACCAAAAACTTAGCAAACGTTCCATCGTGATCTGCCCCTGCAATACTTTTAGGATCTTCAAGGGCATTTCCATGTACAGCCTCTGTGTACCAAAAACCTATTAAATTACCAACCCTGTAAGAACCTTTCGTTCTCTCAAGAAATGAAATATTTCTAAAATAAATTATAAATATAACAAATAGCAAAAGACCTATTATAACGTACTCCTCCATATTACTATAAAATATTTTTTCATAATAATGTAAATCTTCCCAATGGCCACGGAGCTGTATGACCCTTGTATGTATCCAATATATGCCGCGCGAGACCGTGTAAGGGATTAAGTTTTCACGGGGGCACACCCAGTCCATTCAGATTCATGTAATTTTGAATTTAA